AGAAATTGGTGTTGAAGGTTTTCCTATGAAGACCTCAGCAGGTCCTTTTTGGCGCAAGTATGGATGCAAAACGAAACAAGATTTGTTTGTTCTGAATCCTGATACAGGCTTATATGAAATCCTGCCTCTATTTAGGGATGCTGTCCAGAGAGGATTAGATTCCCTGGACCAAGGAGTTATTGTTGCACCACATGTGGAATTAGCAGCTAAAGATGAAGTTAGACCAGAGAGGAAGTTACGCGAATACAAGATTCGCTTGTTCTCGGTAGTTGACGCAGACTATAACGTCCTGATGCGTATGTATGTTATGCCAATAGTGGTTTATCTGTTGAAACATAAGTACGCAAGTGAGTGTTTTGGACAAATGCATGCTGCTTCTAAACAATGGACTGACCTCAAAAATTATCTTACTGCTCCTGGATTTACTAAATTCGCTGACATGGATTTTTCCTCTTTTGACACGTGCCACGATTCGCGTATGTTTCGGGCGGTATCTAATGTGATGTTACTCATAGCTTTACACGTGGGTTATTCTGAGAGGGATGCCATGAAGGTTAAATATCTTGTTGAAAGTATGTCAGTTCAACTTTGCCAATATAAGGGTGATTACTTCGTTAAAACAAAGGGTATGCCTAGTGGTGTGATCCTTACGCTCATCATCAATTCGATAGCAAACTCACTCTTAATGCGTGTTGTCTTTTGCTCCTTAACCAATAGACCCGTTAGCGATTTTAGAGAGCACATTCGTTTAGCTACCGTTGGAGATGATAATATCCATAGCTTTTCAGACGCTATCGCCGAACAATTTACTATGGTCAAAGCTGCCCCTATATACAGACAGCTAGGGTACACTATCACGCCAGCGTCTAAAGCAGGGGATTTCGTGGATTCTATGACCTTGGAAGAGCTTACTTTTGTTAAGAGACGCTTTGTTCTTTGGGATGACGGTTACTATAGAGCGCCATTAGACAAGGATTCTATATACAAAGCTTTCTGTTTTGAGACAAAGAGAGGTCTTGAGGGTTCAGTGGAACGGCTCAAGTCAGTCTACACTTCA